GCCGCGGAGCTGCTGGCGCGGCTCGCCGCCGCCAAGCGCGGCTTTCAGACGCCGCCGGAAGTGGTCGATTACTTCCGCGACAAGAACCTGAAGCCCGGCTTTTCGTGGCTGGACGTGTGGGGCCAGGAACACGCCCACGCCTTCACGGTCGCCGGCGTCACCGAGACCCGCGTGCTCTCCGAGTTCAAGGAGGCGATCGACAAGGCGATCGCCGGCGGCCAGGGCTTCGAAGCCTTCAAAGCCGACATGCAGGCCCGTTTAACGCCGCGTGGATGGTGGGGCCCGAAGACGGTGTCGGACCCGACCGGCAAATGGAAAGACAAGACCGTCGACTTCACGAGGCCCGGCCGGCTGGAGACGACGTTCTGGTCTAACGTTCGCAGCGCGCGCGCCGCAGGCCAGTGGAATCGCATCCAGCGCACCAAGGCGTCGCGGCCCTATCTGCTGTACGTGCGCTCCACCGCGGAGCGGAAGCGGCCCGAACATCTGGCCTGGGCCGGAACGATCAAGCCGGTCGACGATTCCTGGTGGGATACGCGCTTTCCGCCGAACGGCTGGGGCTGCGAATGCAGCGTGCAGCAGCTCGATCAGGAAGATCGCGACGCCTACCTGGCGCAGGGCGGCTACTCGGAAGACGCTCCGGACTTCGGCGAGGCCGACTACGTCAACCGGCGCACCGGCGAAGTGACGCGCGTGCCGCGCGGCATCGATCCGGGCTGGCAGACGAATCCCGGCAAAGCGCGCGGCCGGACGCTGGTGACTCAGCTTTCCGACACGCTCGCCGAGGCCGGCCCCGATCGCGCACAGCAGACCATCGCCAAGCTGTGGCGCGGCGACTGGCCGAAGGCGCTCGCCAAGATCGACGAGCCGCTGCAGCTTCCGGTCGCCGCCTCGCCGCGCGTCGCCGAGGCGTTCGGCGACGGCCAGGCGGTCACGCCGATCGTCACCGTGGCGAACGATCTGGTGGCGGCCGACATCGCCGCCGGCAAGCTGGCGGACGCCGGCCGCTACGGCATCGTGCAGCAGATCATCGACGCCGGCCGGCTGCTCGCCGGCGCCCGTGACGGGCTGCGACGCATCCGTGCGCTGATCGACGGCAAGAGCTGGACACTCACCTTGCGCAAGGCCGAGGACGGCCGGATCGCGGTGGAGAAACTGACGAGCCGCTAGGAAGCCCGTACATGCGTCCGCCGCTCGGGACGGACAATCGCGCCGGCCTCGGCCGGCGCCGCATCCTTGGCTTAAAGAGGTGCTTTTACGCGGCTGTTTTTGGGGAAGGCTCGGTGCAGATCGCGGCGGAGTGCCGGGTCGGCTCAGAACTGGGGTAGCTGACACCTGTCAGCGGCCCGAGCAGCCGGGGTGCACGGCTAGACATGCACCCATGAAGCCGACCAACGCAACCCCCCAGATCGAACAGCCCGGCATCGCCTTCGGCATCGCGACGCTGAGTGCCGATGCGCTGGCCGCGACGGACGGCGAATGGCCGCGCTGGGTCAAGGTGACGCCGCGCGGTCCGATCACCGCCCGCGACGGTCGCCGCTTCGTGTTCGAACCCGAGCGCCTGGTCGCACGGTTCGCCGCCGACGGCGTCGAGGTGCCGGCGGACATCAATCACGCCATCGCCAAGAGCGCTGGCTCTGCCAGTGACAACGGCGATGCTGTCGGCTGGGCCACAAAACTCGAAGCGCGCGACGACGGCACCTGGGCGCTGGTCGACATGCTCGATGCGGGGCGTGCCGCGCTCGCCAAGAAGACGCAGCGCTACATCTCTCCGACCGTGCTGTGCAACGAGGCCGGTCTCGCCGTTTGGCTGCATTCGTTTTCGCTGGTCGCCGCCCCAGGGCTGGCAATGCCGGCGATCGCCTCTGCTCAACTGACCACCGAACCGGAGATCCCGATGAAGGACATCGCGAAGGCCCTCGGCCTCGCCGAGACCGCCGATCAGGCCGCGTGCCTGTCGGCGATCACCACGCTGACGACCGGCAAGGTCGACAAGGCGGTGCACGAGCAGGCGCTTACTAATCTCGCCGCCGCCACCACCCAGGTCGCCACGCTGACGGCCGAGCTCGCCGCGCGTGACAAGGCCGCGCACGACGCCAAGGTTACGGCACTGCTCGATGGCGCGCTGAAGGACAAGAAGATCGTCCCGGCACAGCGCGATCACTACGCTGCTTTGTGCGCCACGCCTGAGGGGCTCGCGCAGGTCACCACGCTGCTCGGCGCCACGCCGGCGACGCTGCAGAGCTCCGGCCTCGACGAGCGCCAGGTCGAGACCGGCGACGTCGCGCAGCCTGTCGATCTGCTCGCGAAGGCGAATGCCGAGATCGAAAAGGCCCAGAAGGCGGGCGTCGTCCTTTCGCTCTCCGACGCCGTCGTCACGGTCAACCAGGGGATCGCCTGATGTCTGCTGAACTGATCAAGAGCTTCGTCGCCGATGCTGCGATCCGCGGCTATCGCATCTGCGCCTTCCACGCTTCAAAACAGGCTGCGATCGAAGGCGCCTCGAACACCGACACGCTGATCGGCGTCTCGACCTCGACCGGCGCCAAGGCTGCCGGCGTCGTCGATATCACTCAGTCCGGCCTCGGCGAGGTCACTCTCGGCGGCAACGTCGGTCGCGGCGCGCTGGTTACATCCGATGATCAGGGTCGCGCCGTGGTGGTGCCGGACCCGGCGGTCGCGGCCAAGACGGTCCGCACTGTCGGTCAGGTTCAAGCGAGCGGTGTCGAAGGCGACATCGTGCCGATCGTCCTGGCTCCGGGCGCGGTCTACGTGCCGGCGTCGAGCTAGTCGCAATCCGGCGGGGAAGAGCAGCCCGGTCGCTCGCCTGGCTCATAACCAGGAGGTCAGCGGTTCAAATCCGCTCCCCGCAACCAAACTGACCCGCGCCGCGGGTGTCGCTCAGAAAACCGAGGTAGTTCACCCATGGCTGTCAATCGCCCGTTTCCCGTCAATCCCGCGCTGACTGCGATCGCGATCGGCTACAGCAACCCGGCGAATACGCTGATCGCCGACCAGGTTCTGCCGCGCGTCCCGGTCGGCTCCGAATCCTTCAAGTGGCAGCAGTATTCGCTGTCCGACGGCTTCAGCGTTCCGGACGCCTTGGTTGGCCGCAAAGGGCGGCCGAACAAGATCGAGGTCGGTGCGACCGAGAAGGACGACTCCACCAACGACTACGGTTTCGACGGCGAGACGCCGATCGGCGACATTCGCGAGGCGGAGCGGCAGCGGGCGGCAGGTCTGTCGAACTACGATCCCCGGGCGCGGCTGGCGGCTGTACTGGCCAACAAGCTCCTGCTCGCTCGCGAGATCCGCGTGGCAGGTTTGGTGCACAATTCCGCATCCTACGCCGCTGGCCGGAAGATCGTTCTTTCCGGGACGTCGCAGTTTTCGGACTACACCAATTCCGATCCGATCGAGGTGCTCAAGGCCGCGATCGATGGCACGCTGATCTTCCGAGCCAACACCTTGGTGATGGGTCAGTCGGTGTGGTCGAAGCTGTCCAGTCATCCCGTTCTGGTGAACGCGATCCGCGGTAACCTGACCAACAAGGGCATCATCACCCGCGAGGAGCTGGCTCGGCTGCTCGAAATCAAGGAGGTGCTGGTCGGCGCTTCCTATCTCGACAGCGCCAAGAAGGGGCAAGACCCTTCGCTCGCGCGCGTCTGGGGTAACCACATCTCGGCGCTCTATCTCGATCCTGCGGCGACCAACACCGACGGCGTCACGTTCGGGTTCACCGCGCAGGTCGGCACCCGTATCGCGGGCTCGATCGCCGATCCGGATATCGGCATCGAAGGCGGCGAGCGAACCCGTGTCGGCGAGAAGGTCAAGGAGCTGATCATCGCCAAAGAGGTCGGCTACTTCATCGAAAACGCGGTCGCGTAGTCGGGGGCGAGCATGGCGAACGAGACCGACCAGGCGAAGGCCGACAAGCCCAAGGGCAAGGCGGAACCCACCCGCAAGACCGTGGCTGAAGCCAAGGCTGACAAGGCCGCGGCGCGCGCAGCGAAGAGCGAGCTGCAGGTTCACGTCGTCACCCGCAATGTTCTGCACGACGGCGATCTCGTGAGCGCCGGTGACGATATCGCCATCACCCGTGCGCAGCACGCTCAGCTCTTCGCTGTCGGCGCCGTCGAGGAACCTTGGGCCGACTGAGTTCGTGCGCGCAGGCCGTCACGCGCGCACCATGCGGACCCCGTCCGCCTCGCCGGGGGCGTAAGCGCCCTCGGCATCATCCCTTCAACCAGCAGCGGTGATGCAGATGGGCGGCCCGGCAGAATTCGAGTTCAACGAGTCCCTCTACCAGTGCGGCAAGAGCGCGTGCGCCGACGGCAATAGCATCCGCAACGCGCTGGTCACCATGCACGCCACGAAAGGCCCCGAGGCCTACGTTGACATCGCCAGCTTCGCGATCGGCTTTGCCGATGGCCTGCTCGAACTCGTCCGCAAGCTGGAGCCGCATCGTCCGATGACCCGCGCCGAGCTGCATCAGGCCGGCGTCGAGCTGCGGCCGCAGCGGTCCGATCGCCCCGAGGAGAAGATCCGGTGACTGCCGTGCGCAAACCGCGAGTGCCGTCAAGGACGCCCGTCACGCGCGGGGCCATCGCCGAGGCGGCGATCGCCGCTTGCCGACGCGTCTACAAGGGCGAATGCGCGTGCGAGAAATCCGGCGCGTCTGATCCCTGCAATGACATGCGCCTGGTTGCCGTTGCCGTACTCGCTAGCGCCGCTCCTGGCGTGCTCAAAGAGCTTATCGCGGCGGAGCGCTCCTGATGACCACCTTCGCCGCCCTGTCCGACGTTCTGGCGCGCTATCCGGCCGAGGCGACTGTGCTCGCCGCGGACGAGACCACGCGGCTGCGGGACGACAGTCGGATCGAGGCGGCGCTGGTCGACGCCACCGCCGAAGTGCGGGCGATCCTGGCGGCGCGCTACACCCGCGACGAGCTGGCGCGGATCGACGACGACAGCCGCGGCATCCTGCGGCTCTACACCATCGACATCGCGCTCTATCGGGTGGCGCTGTCGTTCGGCCGCTCCAGCGAGCGCGTCAAGGAGCGCTACGACGTCGCCATCGCGCGGCTGCAAGCGATCGCCAAGGGCACCGCCGCGCTCACCTTCGACGGGCCCGGCGGCGGCAGCGGCAGCGCCGGTGCCGAGCCGCCCGGCGCGGTGTCGCCGAACGAGGCCATCGTCATCGGCAACGAGCGCGTGCTGACGCGCGATCGCCTGCGGGGGTGGTGAGCGATGGACGCCGGCGTTCGCATCGAGATCGATATCTCCGACTTGACCGGCGCGCTGTCGGGACTGGCGGGGCTGGAGAACGCCGACACCGAGCAACTGATGAGCGACATCGGCGCGCGGCTGGAATTCTCGATGCAGGAGCGCATCACCACCACCAAGACGGCGCCGGATGGCACGCCGTGGCAGAAAAACCTCGAAGGCACGTCGATCTTGCATCGGACCGGCGGCCACATGCTCGGCTCGGTCGCCTGGACCGCATCGGCCACCGAGGTCGAGGCCGGCCTGAGCTGGGAATACGCGCATGTCCATCAGGACGGCGCGGTGATCACCGCCAAGAACGCCAAGTTTCTGTCGTTCGTGGTCGGCGGCCGGCACGTGAGCAAGAAGAGCGTCACCATCCCGCCGCGGCCCGTCGTCGGCATCTCGGCCGAGGACGAATCCAAGATCGACCGGCTCGCCATGCGGTTCGTCGAGCGGCAGCTCGGAGGCGGCCAGTGATCGCGTCCGCCACCATCGCGCAGCGGCTGGAAGGCGCCGGCCTCACGGTGTTTCTGGGGGCCGTCGAAGCCACGTTGAAGCCGCTTTTTCCGGGCGTCACGGTGCGCCAGCATCCGGGCAAGATCGACGTCTCGGACATCCTCGAAAAGGACGTCTTCGTCCCGCCGATGCTGGCGATCGCCGCTACGCGGTGGAAGCTCGACGGCAATCTCGACGGCTCGTTCGACATCGAGATCGAGGCCGCGGTCTATGTCGTCACCGAGGACACGGCGATCGCCGGCAAGGCGGTGCCGCGCCAGGAGATCGCCCATGCACTCAGCCAGGGCGTGCTGGAAGTGCTCGGCGATTTCGACGCGCAGCGATGGGGCCTGGCGCGCGGCATCGGCTCGCCGCAGAAGGTCGAAGCCCGGCCGCTGTTCACCTCCGAAGTGTTCGCCAAGGGCGCCGCCTACTACGTGGTGAGCTGGTCGCAGACCCTGTGCGGCTTCGGCGCCAGCCCGCTCGACCGGCCGGTGATCGCCGCGCCGCAGTTCGAGGGCTACGACGGCGACATCATCGACGACAGCGACGGGGCACCGGTATGAGCATCACCGATCCCGACACGCTCGCCTTCAAGCGCTATCTGCGAAGCCTCGAAAAAATGATCGTCGAGGTCGATCAGCGCGTCGCCCGCGTGCTGATGCACGGCAAGGTGATCAAGGACGGCGTGCGCAAGCAAGGCGACGACTGGCAGGTGCGCCTCGAGCTCGGCCGCGATGCCGACGACAAGCCGGTGGAATCGCCCTGGGTGACGGTGCAGCCGCTGTCCTCCGGCGCGCTGAAGATCAAGGTCAAGCCGTCCGAAGGCCAGCGCTACACGCTGCTGTCTCCCTCCGGCGTAATCGGCACCGGCTCACAGGCGATCCGCGCCCCTTTCGACGACGATCACCCGGCGCCGAAGGGCGACGAAGATCTCGTGCTCGAGGTCGGCAATGCAAAGCTGGTGATCAAGGACGGGCTGATCGGTCTGAAGGTCGGCAGCAACGAGATCGAGCTGAAGGCCGACGCCCTCAACCTGGTGGCCGAAGGCGGCGACGGCTTCCTTGTCTCGAAGGGCTCGCAGTTCTGGCACCTCGGCGTCGAGGAGAAAGACCAGAAGGCGCCGCCCAAGGTCACCACCGAGGCCGGGCCGGCCAAGAAGGTCAAAGCGAAAGCGGAGTGAGACCGATGGAGACGAAGAACTACCGCATCACCAAACCGCGCCCGATCGGCGGGCGGATGCGCAAGGAAGGCGAGATCGTCGGCCTGACGGCCCGCGAATACGCCGCCGAGGCCGGCTGGGGCGGCCTGGAAGAGGTGCGGCCCGATCCGGTCGCGCCGGCGCCGTCCAAGGCTGCCGAGACGACCGAGACGACCAGTGCCGCGATCGATGCCGAAGCTTCCGCCGACGCGCCGGCGGCGGCCAAGAAGCGGAAGTAATCGGCGATGGCGGAGCGGGTCATCAGAACCGGCGTCGACATGATCACGGGGCGCATTCTGCGCGGCCGTGCTCATGCCGAGCAGTCGGTGCTGGTGATCCTGTCGATCCACATCGACACGCTGGTGATGCTGCTGGATTTCGGCAGCGACCTGCGGGCGCTGCGCGGCGAGAACATGACCGCCGTCAACGTGCTCAAAGCCTATGCGGAGATCGTGCGGGCGATCCACGCCTGGGAGCCCAACGTTCGCATCCGCAAGATCGAGCCGCTGTTTCTGCAGGGCCGCGCCGGCGCGATCGGCTTCCTGGTCAGCTATCTGCATTACCCCTACGGCCATCTCGGCGACTACTCGGTGGTCGAGACCGCCGACATGCGCGTGCCGGTGACGGCGCTGGCACGGGGAGTCGCCGCATGATCCCGGTGATCGATTTGCAGGCCATCCCGCTGCCGCCGGTGATCGAACAGGTGTCGTTCGACGGGCTTTTCGAGGGCTATAAAAGCCGCTTCGTGGCGACCTGGGCGGCGCTGCGCGAGACCTATCCGGAGCTGCCGCAATACGACGTGCAGATGCTGGAGACCGATCCGGCGGTGATTGCCGGCCGCGCCTGGTCGTGGTTGCGCGACTACGACCGTGCCCGCGTCAACGATGCGATCAAGGCGGTGCTGGCGCCGTTCGCGGCCGGCGGCGATCTCGACGCGATCGTGGCCAGTCAGGGCATCGTCCGCCTGGTGCTGGTGCCAGCGACCGATACCACGCCCGCCGTGATGGAATCCGACGACCGGATGCGGCTGCGCTACTACCTCTCTTTCGATCGGCCCGCGGCCGGCTCGGCCGCGAAGTATCTGGAGCGGGCCTATGCGGCGTGGCCGACCTGTCACCACGCCGCGGTGCTCGGCCGCGACGTGCACGGCCGGGCCGGCGACGTCGAGGTGGTGATGTGCGGCCCCGAAGGCCGTCAGCCGACGGCGGGCGAGATCCGCGCCGTCAGCGACGCGATCCACGCGCCCGGCGTCAAGGCCGAGGCGACGGCGGTCTCGGTGATCGGCGCGCGGCGTGCGGTCTACACCGCGGCGCTGCGGCTGGTGATCAGGGAGGGCCTCAGCCCCGATCTGGTCAAGTCGGCCGCGCTCGGCCGCGTCACCGCCGCGACCGTGATCCGCACCCGGATCGGCGAGCGGGTGCCGCGCAACCTGCTGCCGGGCGTTGCGGCCGGCGACGGCGCCACGGTGATCGAGGCGATCGACCTGGCGCCGGTCGAGATCGCCGCCGATCCCTACACCGTGCCGGTGTGCGAGGGCATCACCATGACGGCGGAGGTGGCGCGATGACCGCGGTGCGGGACTTCATGCCGCTGCGCAAGCCGCTGCCGCTGGCGATGTCGGACGGCATGTCCGACACCCTTCCGGTGCCGATCCGCGAAACCATGGACCCGGCGCAGGCGCCGGCGGCCTTCCTGCCGATCCTCGCGGTGCATCGCGGCGTGCGGCTGTGGTTCGACGATTGGAGCGAGGCGCGCAAGCGCCAGATGGTGGCCGAGACGCACGAGCTCTGCGCCCTGATCGGCACCCGCGAAGGTGTGCGCCGGCTTCTCGGCTATGTCGACGCCGAGCTGGTCGACGTCATCGCCTATCCGGCGCGCTTCGTGATGGGCCGCGCGGTGATCGGACGCACGCCGGTCGGCCATCCGCCGTTCCTGGCGCGCTACCTGGTCAAGGTCGAGACCGCCACGCCGCCGCGCGCCTTCGTGATGGGCCGCTCGGTGATCGGCCGCGCCCGGCTGA